ATAGTTAAACTATTATACGCAATGACATGGAAAGCGTAGAAAGACATATCGAACAAGATAAAAAAATACTAGATGACCCCACAGTTTCTGCACAAGCAAGAAGACATGTTGAGGATGAATTAGATGCCCTTGAGAGGTGGATAGAAACTCACCCTGATGATAATCATGACCCAACTGGTTTGGAACTATATTGCAATGATAATCCAGACGCCCTCGAATGTAGAATGTACGACGACTAATGAGTGAAGGAACTTTATTTAATCCAGGATTTTTAGGTGGTAGTTTCCTCTGGTGGGTAGGACAGATCGCTGATGACTCTACTTGGAGAGACAACATATCACCAGGAATTCATAAGAGTAAAGATTCAATTCCAGGGTGGGGAAGAAGATATAAAGTTCGTATCATAGGACTTCACGACCAGGGCGAAACAGTTATTCCCTCTGATCAACTGCCCTGGGCACAAATCATGTATCCTGTTACAGCAGGTGGAGGACAAACAAATTCTGGACAAACTCCAAATCTTCGTCAGGGAATGATGGTTTTTGGTTTCTTTCTGGACGGACAAGACCAACAAGTTCCAGTTATTATGGGAGTGCTTGGGAACAATGAGCAAACCGCACTCTCCACTAAAATTGGTGACAATCGTGTTACAAACGAAACTCCAGGGAGTCTTGCGACTAGTGGTTATGCTGAAGGGCAAGAACCAAAACCTAGAGAGACTAAAGAGAAAGTTCCAGATAAAGGGAAAGAGGTAGAGAAACCAAAACCAGCAGAACAATCAAAGGAATGTGCTGCGCCGCCACCTGGTGTAACATTAAATAAATTTGGACTAAGACCAGATTTACCATTATCAAAATCACAGTTTCAGGATCAACAAAGCGCAAGAGATGCTGCTGAGGCAAGAGGACTCACTGGAGCTGCGAGAGATGATTTTATCCAACAACAGGTCGCTGCGGGAATAAAAAATAGATGTGCTGAAGCAAACTCTCCAGGATCTCCAACTGTTCCAGGAGCAACGATTGAGGGCATCACTTCAGTTCACAAGATGAATGCCGCTCATGTGAAGATAGAGGATAAACTTAGAGAGAAAATTCCTCTAATGAAACCTGATGATAAGGTTGGATCAGCACTAAAAGCAATTCAAACAGTCATTGATAATATTACGCAGAAGATCGACAAATATATGAGAGCAATTAACTCTTATATTGAGGCAGTGTCTAACACTCTCTCTAATATAAAAGATCTCATTGCTTCAGCCGCTTGCGAGATTGCTAAGTATATGAAAATAATCTTTGATAAAATTATGGAATATGTCTTAAAATTGTTGAATAAGACATTGACGAAAGCGGTTTCTGCCATGCCATCTAGTCTAAGATACTTATTTGGTGATATGAAGGAAATACTTACTGAACTTATTCTCTGCCTTTATAATAAAATCACTGCTGCTTTATGTGGAATGATAGAGGGTCTACTTACCAAAGCAATCAATCCTGACGAATTACGAAAAAAGGCAGAGCAAGCGCGGCAAGATGGATCAACAGCATCACAATCAGCATCACCATCCGTCCCTATATGCTATGCCGAAGACTTAGTTGCTGACGCAATCTTTGCAAATAAAAATGCAATCAATGATGCTAACAATTCTATCGTTAAAAATATAAATGCCTTCTTTGATGATATTCAAGGTCAACTTGCTGGTGTAAGTGGATCACTCTCAGACATAACTGCCTCAATTGGAAACATTAGTGGAAGTATTTCAGCAGCGTTGAGTTTTGACAACTTAAAGTTAAATGCTTTGGGTTGTGAGTTATCACCAAATAAAGCAGTCTCAGATTTTTACACATTTGCAACAGGTGGAGCAGCGGCACCAGATAAACAAACACCTAGTGTGGAAGGTGTTGATAAGTCAGTTGCAGATAAAGTGCCTCCTGGAGCTCCAAGCGCAACTGAAGTTCCATATGCACAACCATCAAAAGCAACTAAAGATTTAAAGGTTGGGGTAGTCTAATGCAGAAACAAGAGCATCTGCAGCACAAGAAAGAGAGTTGGCAAAACAATCTTTAAATATTTTCTAATAAATATCACTATGAAGAAAAAAGATAAAAGCAACAACTAATGGCTGAATTTAATATTTTTGGACCGCCATCAAAAGATAGTGTAAGAGTTGGATATATATCAACTGATAGAGGATATATTGAGGGTGTAACTATATGTGAGGCAAACAAATATGCTCAAAAAAATCCAGGAACTCAATTCATATTTAAAACAAGAAATTTTGTTAAGTATTTAAATATTAACGAGGTTAATAACCTCACCCCCGATGATGCACTTGTAGGTGAAAAAACTTGTGAGGGTGTTGTAATTGAGAAACAATGTGGTCCAGTAGAAGCACTTTTCTATGGCGGTGGTGGAGTTGGTGTTCAGGGTAATCCTATCATTGGATCCGATGGAGCCGTGCTCGCTGTTGATTTAGTTGCTGGAGGTTTTGGATATCAATATCCACCGATTGTAGAAGTAAAAGATAGTTGTGGTATTGGAGCAGGTGCTGTTGTTACTGCTGTTCTTGGGGAGATAGTTGAAACAGAAGAGGTTTATGATCAGGAGGGGGACTTTGAGGACTATGAATTTGATTTATGCCCTCCAGAATCTGCAGGATATGGATTAAGATATGGTCCTGAGGGCGAAGTTCTTGGAGAATGGGATCCTACTTTATATGCTAATCTAAGTGAAGATCCTATACGGAAAGAAATTAAAGAATATCAAGACTTCTTACAGCAGTTACAAAAACCTTGGTGGACAACAAGAAAAGAATTTCCATTAAGAGTCACATCTGCGAATAGAACAACCAGGATTAAACACGATGTTACTTTTCCAGCATGGAGTGACTTCTTAAATCAGTTTGCGATATCACCTGTTCCACCATCAAATGTTCCAGGTAGTGATTTTGCGGGACAAGAGTTTCAAATGGAATGGGAAGAGGAATTTCCATATACTGGTGAATACGTTTTTCGTGCTCAGGCAGATAATATTGGAAGATTTTATCTTGATGATGAAGAATTAATTAAGTCAGATGAATTTAAACAGAATCAAACACAATCTGTAAAGAAAACTGTCACTGCTGGAGTTCATAGAATTCTAATTGACTTATATAATGAACCACTATATGAACCACTATATGAACCACTATATGAACCGGTTATAACACAAGAATCTAGTAGATTGGTTGGTTTAGTTGATTTGGTCGATGTTACATTTGATGTTTATGGCGACCGGGGTGATTTTAGAGTAGATGATTTTCTTGTCACGTTCACTTCTATAGATGGTAAAGATACTTTTTCTTTTAAAGGATCTGATAAAAACAAACAAACAAGACAAGAAATCATTAAAGTAAGACCAAACATTAACTATAAAGTTTCTATTAGTTCATTTAGAAAAAATTATCCAAATGTGGAGCAAGGATTGCTTATCCAAGGTAAAGAAGGTGGAGTTGGGTCTAGTAATAAAATTTTTGGCGATTTTGTAGGATCAAGCGATGATAATAATGATATTCAAATAACTGCTTCAATTGGAGCATTTACCTCTAGCAATCCAAGAAAAGCACCGGGAAGTGCCGATTTAAAAGAAGGAAAAGAAAGTAGCAAAGCAAGAGACACATATGATTTAACCTTTTCAGTAAAAGAGAATATAAACACCCCCTCAACAGGAGATTTGGAAATAATATACAATGGATTGAATGCTTCAAATAATCCTATAAATGTTGTAGATAATGAAATTAGACTTAAAGATAGTAATGGAAATGATATAAACGCAACATTCTCCATTGTTTCTTCTGATCCAGGAGTAAATGCTAGATTTTCTTTGGATGGAAAGAGAATAAAGTATGATGGTAATGGAAAAATAAAACTCAAATTGCAGTGGAAGGATGATCCAGGCGCGGCTGGAGTTGCTGTCAAGAGCATTAGCGTAGGTGCTGCGACTTTATCTCAAAATGGAAAAAGTGGATCTGTTGATAGGGAAATAACAGCAATAAAAACAGTTGTTGTTGGAGAACCAATACCAACGCCAACAGCATCACCGGCAATAAAAACAGTAATCTCTGCAAGATCTTGGAATCAAAATCCAATGGGAGCAGCACTCACGATTGATGCACCATTACCTCCAATTCCACAAGAACCGATCCCACTACAAGAGGGTAGATGTCCCAAAAATCCAATGTGGACTACACGTTTTCCAGGTGCAAAGGAAAGATGGTGGCCAGTTAATTTTACAAATAAAGATTCGAGGGGACCAACTTGGAGTACATTCACAAATAGGTTTGCTATCTCACCCATTCCTCCTTTATCAACTCCGGGGAGTGACTCTGGTGGAATCGTATACAGAAATTCATGGAATATAGACCTTCCATATGATGGGTTCTATGCGCTTAAAGCAACTGTTGATGATGGTGGTAGAATTTTAATAGATGATAAAGAAATTATTCGAGGTGGTAGAGTTAGTTCTAAAGCAACGGCAGATAGTATACAAGGTATAGAACCATTTAATGTAGAAAATCCAAGAGCAACTAAATTATTTTTACAAAAAGGACTTAGAAAAATTGAAGTTGAAGTTGAAAATCGAACAATAGAAACATTCAAAAAAATAGACAAAAAAGTATTCAGCACAAAAGATTGGTTGTTTAAATCTAGACAATCACCAACAGCACCAAAATCTACTATTGATTCAGAAGAATACGTTGAAGTAGACTTTATTGTTGATGAAGAAGGTGATCCACGCGGCTTCGCCGAGGTTGGTTCACTTATTGCCGCGTTCACTTCTGAAGATGGTAAAGATTCTTTTGTTTTAAAAGGAACGGATCGGCCACCTCCAGTTAAAGTGCCGGGGAAAGATGGTGCTTCTTTTTTTATAAGATCTGAAAAATTCCGCACAACTAGAAAAGAAACCATTAGAGTAAGACCAAATATTAACTATAAAGTTTCTATTAGTTCATTTATAAAGGAGCCACCACCAGCACCGGTCGGATCCAACCTGGCGGCTAGTTTGATCGCCGGCCGACGCGGCGGTGGCATCACCCCGTCGGTGTTGAGCGACCGAAAGGTGAATCAAGGGACTATTGTTAATAATAAAGAAGGTGGACTGATAAAATCTAATAAAATTTTTGGCGAGGCTCACCCCGTCGGCCGCTACACCTACAGCGGCCGGGGGCTGGTGTACCATAATGACATTGATGATATTCAAATTACTGCTCTTAGTGGGACTTTTACTCCATCCAATAAAAGAAATCACTCTTCCAGATTCTTCTTCAGTGACGACGGCCTCGCTTCGATTACAGGCACAACATATAATTTAACCTTTTCAGTTGGGACTCCTACTTCTACTTCAACAGCACCAACAGCACCATCGGAACAATATGAAATTATAAACCAATCTCCCACTGCTGTTGGTGTTGTCTATGAAGGTCCCACTGCGATTACAAATTATAAAGGTGATTTTATCTCACCAACTTTTCAGGATGTAAATGCAATTCCAAATGAAGAAATTCAAGGTAAGACTTGGATTTTTCGCTGGTCAAATGTTGATTTTCCAGTTGACGGGCAATATACTTTAGAGGCAGAAGCAGATGATAATTTGATCGTAAAAGTTGATGGAGTTCGAGTTGGTGGAGCAAAAGTATTTGGAAGAAGAGCAAAGACTAAATTTAATGCATCAAAAGGAAAGAGAACGATTGAACTAGAACTTTCAAACATTCGTGTTCCAAACACAGGTTTTGATAAAAATCCAGTTATAGGATTTGCTGAAATTACCATTCCTGTTGATGTCTCAACAGGGATAGGCAAACCTTGGACCCAAAACCCCATAGGTATTTCTGCGGTTCTTATTCCACCTCCTTGCCCTAGAGTTATCAGAGGTAAAGGTGTAGTAACTAGAGTGGATGTTGATGATCCTGGAAACTCTTTTCCACCTCCAGCTGGACCTGGATATCCGGTTGCATTAAGATTGAAGAGTGTTAACGTTTTAGATCCAGGCATTAATCATAATTGTGGTGTGGATAAAATTGAAATCACTCCAAGTAATGGTGCTATCCTTGATTATAAGTGCGATTCTTTTGGTAGAATTAATGAGGTTATAATTAAAAATCCTGGTTTTGGTTTTCCAACATATCCAGACATTCGAATGGTTACTGATACGGGTATTAATGCAACCTTTGCTGCTCAGTTTGAAGTCATAAGAGACCCAATCGTCATCGATCCACAAAAACTTATTCAAGTTACAGATCTCGTTGGACTAAAACAAACTGGATATGTAGATGGTCGCGCATATTATGGTTCTGTATTCCTTAAAGATGGTCTTCTCTTTGCTGGATTTTATGAGACACCTGGAGAACTCGTCCAAGTTTATGCTACACTTAAAGAAAGTATCGATGCTCAAGTTACGACTCGCCCATCGGCAATTCAAAGGCAGGGCACAGATATTACAAGTAATGATCCAAGACTTAACATTCCTGGCACTCCAGATCAGATTATTTAAGTTGATTAAATAGTTATTACACCCCTCAAATTATAATGACGCAACCTAAGAATAAGTTTGAAAAGAAAGTAAGAGCGCCTGGTAAAACTGCTCTGCCAACAGGATCTGATACAGCAAAGCAGAATTACACTGCTGTCACATATGGTAATGATAAAGGCGGTATGGGTTTTGGTATTATTCATCAACCTGCAGATGTTACATCTGCTGTAATGCTCTATACTCCTGATGCACAACATACCTTTTCTATGGACGCTGATGGTTCAAGAAAAGGTTGGACCACATCATTATCACCTGGCAACTTTCAAGTTGAATGTGGGAGTGCAAATAAAGAAGCAAATGACAGCTTGATGTTAAATGCAAAAAATGGTAATATAATTATTAAAGCCAATAACGGAAAGATAAGACTTGAGGGAACAGATATTGAACTAATTGCTGTTGGTGAAGGAGGTGGTAAAGGAAATATTCGTTTAACTGCTACAGAAAACATCAGCACTGATTCAAAAAAATTCTCTGTAAATGCAACCACAAGTTACAGAATATTCACATCAGGCACCGGAGAGGTGGTTGCTAATAGTATTCTTAAGTGTTATGGGTCAATTTTTAGGGGAGTTGATGATTCCTGTGCGGTAAAAAATGCTAAAAATGGTGGAAAAAATTTCGTAGAAAAAGTCACACAAACATAGGAGTTTAAATAAAATGGATTTACCTGATTTAAATGTTGGTGGTCAACTTAAAGTAGGAACTGGTATTGTTCCTGCAATCAAAGAAGGGAATAGCAAAATTAATGGATCAATGTTTGCAGAGGGTCCCGTGGTTTTTGGAGCTCCATTGCGGTTTCCAACAGCAAATGCCACATTGATGGTTGCACCGCTTACAAATAGTGATCCAGATTTAGGGGATACTGACAGATCTCTTTTTGTAAAAGGAGATACTAGATTTGAAGGAGATGGAAGAACACCTAATGCTGTGTACATCAAAGGGTCAACGACCAATGTTCTTTATGTTGATGGTGATGTTTTTGTTACCGGTAAAGTGGATTGTGGAAATAAAGGTAAATTAGCAGCTAGATTTAGACAGGCAGATTCAAGACCGAAAAAATTTGATATGAAGCATCCCTCAAAAGGAGATGGTCATCGTCTTACTTATGCTTGTATTGAGGGACCAGAAGTCGGAGTTTATTTTAGAGGCAGACTTACAAACAAAACGGAAATAGAAATGCCTTGGTATTGGAAAGATTTGGTTCATACTAATAGTATTAGTGTTCAATTACAACCTATTGGTTCTCATCAAGATATTATTGTTAAAAGAGTTGATGAGAAAAAAATATACTTACAGGCAAAAGGAGAAATGCCTATTGATTGTTATTATCATGTCTATGCTGAAAGAAAAGATTGTAATCCACTCATAGTAGAATATGAAGGAGAGACCTACGAAGATTATCCAGATGAAGACAGTAAAGATCCTCAATATGCAAATAGAATTAATAATACTGTAACCGAATAAAAAATTATAAAGGAAAATAAATGTCAAACATTAATGGAATTAAAAGAGAAACTTTAAAAGGAGTATTTGCAGAGTCTATTAGGGAGAATAATGGTTCCATACAAGATCTTAATGAAGATCTAATAGAGATTGAACCTATTATTGAATCGTTTACTCCATCCTGTGAGGGATTTGATACAAAAATAGTTGCCTTAGCATCTAGTATTAATAGTATTAAATCTGAAATCGTTGTTCTTCACACAAATGCTTATAATGTTGGATGTGGAACAACGGTAGGAATATCTACAATGTTTCAAGATACATTATTGAATTTAAGTTATAAAATCAGTGATGAAAATTATGTTGATCCCGATCACTCTGATTTTGATCTTCCTGTTAACAATCCATATGACATAGTATCTATTGCGTTAACAAGTGGAAATGTTGGGTACGGAACATTTTCAAAACATGTTCCAGATGATCCAACTACTGGAATCGGAACTCTCTATGCTAGTATTGGTAGTGGTGGTCCATCATGTCCTGGTTTTGCAAGTCAAATTACAGCAAAAGAAACAGAAATTACATCATTGAGAAACGAACTTATTTCTTTAGCAGAAAAAGTTAATGCAATTAAAGAAGAAAGAGTTCCTTATCACTATAGAAGATTTAGGGATAAAGTTGATATAATAGAATTAAATGCAAAAAATGCTAAACTTAATATTGCAGCAGAAGTATTGAGTAATCCCATTTATAACCCATACACTACTTAATTTGGACTTGACACCAGCACTAGAACCTGCTATGATACCTAGGTAATCAAAAATAAACCGAATGCAAGGTGATATTACATCTCAAGGAGAGGTAAAGTCTGGTTGTGACAGTCATATTCTCTCTGCTAAAAAGAATTTTGATATTCCACACCCAACCAAAGAGGGGTGGAGACTTCGCCACACCTGTCCTGAGGGACCATCCAATGATGTTTATTTCCGTGGGAGACTTACAAATAAAACAATTATTTTTCTCCCACAATACTGGGAAAAACTTGTTGATCGAACAACAATCACGGTAAATCTAACACCAATCGGTGCTCACCAGAATGTGATTGTTAAAAGAATTGGCGAGAATCAAATTCATCTTCAAGCAAATGGTGGAATGCCAATTGATTGTTTCTTCCATGTCTTTGCGACTCGTGCTGATGGGGAGAGATTGATTTCAGAGTATGAAGGGGAAAGTCCAGCAGATTATCCAGGAGATAATAATCAGTATTCCATCTCTGGATATCACTACGATATAAAAGAGGGTTGATTATGACGGAGAGACACCTGATGATTATCCTGGTGATAATAGACAGTTTTTGATTGGTGGTTGGGACTATGATCGCAGAAATCCACAGTGGGAACCTCTTGACGACCAATCTTGACCGTGCTATGATACCTAGGTAATCAGCAAACGAACCGATGCAAGATGAGTATCTGACAAGCTGCGTGGTTGATCCTCTGAGGAAAACAGTGTATCTGTATTCGAATGAAGGCGACACGAAGGAAGTAACCTGCGATACAATCGAAGAATTTATGAACGTATTGGAGTTTGTTCGTAACACCGTGGATGAAAGAACTCTTACCTACGCAAATCCACTTTGAGTTTCATTTTAGGGGCAAAAAAATCCCGGTAAATTTTCTCACACGATACTTTTTTACAAAATATGAATTTGTATAGAATTGCCTACAAAAGTCTCAAAGAAGAACCTGTCAAAACTACACCACAAAACGTTCAAGAGGCAAATGAAGCACTTTTTACTGCAAAGTGGAATTTACCAACAGCAGCAAAGCACTGTGGAATGTCACAAAAAGAGATGAAATTGACATTTTGGGAGTTTCTCAAGTATAATCCAATCACCTATTCTGGGTGATTTTGATGGGAGCGTGGTGGAATCGGTAGACACAACGGACTTATGTAAAATTGAGCCTCATTTAGGAAACTTTATGAGTGTAACTCCTCAAATTCGGTGAAACCTGTAAAATGGCAATACCGAGCCAAGCATCGTAAGATGAAGGTGTAGAGACTAGATGGGGAGCACCTAAACTGAAAAGTATGGTGAAGGTATAGTCCAGACCACAAACCGAAAGGGTAGTGAAAACTATAGTGGTACGAAAATCCGTCGGCTTCGGCTATGCGAGTTCAAGTCTCGCCGCTCCTACCTAAATAATCAAAAATCGGTTGTCTATGAAATATCGCATAGAGACTGCTTATTGTTGGTATAATAAGGGAACTCAAATTGTTTTGATGTATTTCATCAATGGAATCCCATTTACATTTGATGACCTGCCACACACCGCACTGCATATGGGAGAAATGGTGGAAGCAGCAAGTCAGTCACTCGCATATGAACCAGAAGACCTCTATAAATCCTCGTGTTATTTAATAGACGAACTCTGCCATCCGATGCTTTTTGATATAGAATTGGAAAATCCTGAATTATTACCAGTAGATTAATACCTGCCTCATAAGCATTAAATTGATGCACGACCTTTGTAACGTCGAGAACTCGGGGAGGTACCGGGATGGGGCTTATGATGAACAGTAGAATGTATGATGAATGAAAAGTGAATTTTATATTGATAAAGTTAACAAAAGAGAAGCAGAGGAACTTTTACTCCAATACCACTATCTAAAAGATATCTCTAAGTCCTTTAAGAGTGGTTATAACTATGGTTTGTTTCTAAAAAACGACTTCTGCCCACTCAAAATTGGTGGATTACTGGGAGTTTGTATCTTTACTGGACTTCCTGTGCCTGAAATCGCACAGGGAGCATTTGGATTAGAACGAAACGAACAAGAGGGACTTTATGAACTCTCACGACTTTGTATTCATCCCGATACACAACTAAAAGAGCACAATATTACTTCTTGGTTCACCTCAAGAGCAATCAAACAGTTTAGAAAGGATACTGAGGTCAAGGCAATTCTCTCTTATGCCGATAATGATTATCACTCTGGCATCATTTATCGTGCTTGTAACTTTAAGTATTATGGTCTTACAGATAGAAAAAAAGATTTTCACTATTCAGACGGAACTAAACACTCCCGTGGAAAAATAAAGGGTGAAAGGGGTGAATGGAGAGACCGCAGTAGGAAGCATAGATACTTAATGATTTATGATAAAGAGTTAAAAAAACGATTGACCTGGGAAGAGCAATCGTGGTAAAATAATAGAGTGTGAAGGGAGTGCGAAAAGGGCAACCAGAAGTGGTCTGCCCTTTTTTCGTATGATAAATAATCCATAACGGAAACTATAAGCACTAATAAGATGGGTCTCTCCAGATTAGATAATTTTCTCAAATCTTCGCGTGGTACGATTCTATATGTTGATCCAAACAGTTTAGATGCCACAGACTCTATTGAAAACCAAGGTAATTCACTGACTCGTCCATTTAAAACGATTCAACGTGCTTTAATTGAGTCAGCTAGATTTTCTTATCAGAGAGGATTAAATAACGATAGATTTGGTAAGACAACAATTCTTCTTTATCCAGGAGATCATATTGTTGATAATCGTCCTGGACTTATCCCCGATGGAACAAATAACTATAGACTTAGAAATGGTGCTACAACAAATAATTTACCAGCATTTGAGTTAACTTCAAACTTTGATCTTTCATCACCAGATAATGAACTTCATAAACTTAATAGTGTTCGTGGTGGTGTTATTTTACCTAGAGGAACATCAATTGTTGGTCTAGATTTAAGAAAAACAAAGATTCGTCCAAAATATGTTCCCGATCCAGAGAACGATAATATTGAAAGATCATCTATCTTCAGACTGACAGGTGCTTGTTATCTCTGGCAGTTTAGTATTTTTGATGCAGATCCAAATGGTGTTTGCTATAAGGATTACACAACTAATACTTTTGTTCCTAACTTCTCTCACCATAAACTAGCTTGTTTTGAGTATGCTGATGGTGTTAATGATGTAAGTATTAATGATACATTCCAGACATATTCTGGAGATCGTACAGATCTGGAAATGTATTATGAAAAGATAAGTTTAGTTTATGGTCAGTCATCTGGTCGTGCGATTGAACCAGATTATCCAAGTTCAGGACTTGATATTCAACCAAAAATTGATGAGTTCCGAATTGTTGGATCAACAGGTCAAACTATTGGAATTTCTAGTATCAAATCTGGTAATGGGGATGGCACTGGAACGACAACAAACATTACTGTTACTACAGAATCTGCAGTTGACGGTCTTGAGGTAGATACTCCTTTCCGTGTCTCTGGTATTTCTGCGTCTGGATATAATGGTCAATTTGTAGTCGCTGAAAAATTAAATAGCACTCAAATCATCTATAAAGTTCAAAACGCTCCCACGAGCGCACTCCCATCTGCAGCAGGATCTACACTTTCATTGCAATCTGACACTGTAACCTCTGCGTCTCCATACATCTTTAATATCTCTCTACGTTCTGTTTTTGGAATGTGCGGGATGCTCACGGACGGCAACAAAGCGACTGGATTTAAATCAATGGTCGTTGCTCAGTTCACGGGCATTGGATTGCAGAAAGACGATAATGCTTTCGTTAAGTATAATTCAGGGTCTGGAGTTTATCAGGATAATGCATCTGGAATATCAACAACACCATTAAGTAATGATTCTCGTGCGGTTTTTAAACCATCATATAAAAACTTTCATATTAAAGCAACGAACAATTCTGTTATTCAAGCCGTTTCGATTTTTGCGATTGGATATGCAGAACACTTTGTAACTGAAAATGGTGGCGATATATCTATCACCAATTCTAACTCAAACTTTGGATCAAAAGCATTAGTTGCGGAGGGATTTAGAAATGATGCATTTCCACAAGATGATATTGGATATATCACTCATATCATTCCACCAAAAGAAATATCTCTTACAGAGTCATCAATCGAATTTGAAGCAATTGATGTTTTAAAAACGGGTAGTGCAACAGGTGTAGGTTCAACAGGACATCTGTATCTTTATGGGCAAACAAATGCTGCTGTTCCACCAGGAAATGTAATTGAGGGATACAGGGTTGGTGCAAGAGAGAATGATAATCTGAGAGTTCTGATCGCATCCGCAGGTATTGTAACAGAATATAGTGCTCGTATTGTAATGCCAAACTCTCAGACAAGTTCTGAAAAATCTTTTAATGTTGCAAGAAGTGTCACTGGTATTAATAGTATTGGATCTTTTAGTGCTGGCGGAACAGCAAATGTCATCACCTTAACAAGTGCTCACACATTCATAAATGGTGAAACAATCCGTGTTCTTAGTGAGAATGGACATTTGCCCGATGGACTTACTCCAAATACTGTATATTTTGCAATCACAACAGGTCTCTCAACCAATACAGATATCAAAGTTGCAAAAACACTAAATGATGCTGAAAATGCGACGGCTCTCACAATTAATGAAAAAGGTGGAGTTCTGAAGGTTGTTAGTAGAGTTTCTGATAAGAACGCTGGAGATATTGGACATCCCATTCAATATGATATAGATCAAAATCAGTGGTTTATCAAAGTTGCTACTGCGTCTACAGAAAACTCAATTTTCTCAACAATCGTTGGTTTAGGTTCAACTGGTTTAGGAAGTGCAACTACAAGGACTTTCTTCAAGAGAAGATCAGATAATAGAAATGTTCTTGATACTCTATATCGCTTAAGATATGTTATTCCCAAAACGTCAGTAAGCGGAATCTCTGCTCGCCCGCCAGTTGATGGATTCATTCTTCAAGAGTCAAATGCAACTGCTGGTATTTCAACTGCAGAGGTTCAGACTTACTTTGGTTCTGCGGACATTACAAATTCAAATCAACAAAGAAACTTTAGATTTATTGCAAATGCAGAGTGGTCTTCATCAATAGCAAAAATTACCACAGAATTACCACACAATCTAAAAGTCGGATCTCAGGTAGAACTTTTAAACATCAAGAGCACTAATAATACGTCTGCAATTGCGAACGCAGGATTTAACAGAAACTATACTGTAACAGGTATTTCAAGTGCTAAACAATTCTCAGTTGGACTGAGCACAGATCCTGGAACATTTACAAGTGATATCAGTGCTAGAGGCACATCTCTTCCACACTTTAAACGAAAAAAATATCCAACAACACTTTATAACTTTAGATTTTCTGAAGCTCAAAAATATATTAATGGAGAGCAAGATGGTATTTACTATATTACTCTCATCAATGCATCAAACCAACCAACTGTCCTTCCATTTACTGAAGAGAAATATTCTCAACCAGTTAAAGAACTCTATCCGCAAACAAATAAAGATAATGTAGCATCAGATCCAAATTCAACGAAGTGTTTTGTTAACTCGGCATTGATTGGGGAGGTATTTGTTAATGATGTAAGAAATAGTATTACAAAAGAAACGGTTGAAAAACATCTTAGTGATATTGATGTTGGAGTTGGAATTACAAATATCGTTTCAGCAACTGGTTCATTACACGCAATTGCAACTTTAATTGATCACGGATTAAATCGTATTACCGCAGTTAGTCTCTCTAACCCTGGCGCTGGGTATACTGATGGAACTCATTATAATGCAAGACTTGTTTCTATTGGTTCGTCCATAACAGGACTACACGCTACCGCAAAGGTCACGGTGTCTGGCGGAGTCGTAACTGCCGTCAGAATTATGGATGGTGGATCTGCATATGGAATCGGAAATACTCTTGGCATTACTGGTATTTCTACTTCCGGATCCTTTACACAAGCAGTAGTTCAGGTTACACAAATCTATAATAATGTTGGTGATACTCTAAGAGTGGTTGGAGTTCAGTCAGAGGGATTAAACGGATATAATGATCTGTATCGAATCACCAATATTAATGTTGGTGGAGCAACTTCGATTACTGTTGCCTCTGCAACCACAATCACAAACTTCACCTCAACAGGCATTGGTGAAACAAATTCAAGTGGATCCTATCTCTATCTTACTGGCGAGGGAATTAGAATCAGTAATTTAAGTTATACCAGTCCGGTAAGTGGTATTGCGACAATCACCACTGTTAATAATCACGGTCTAAAAGTTGGTCAAAAAGTCAAATTAACTGGTTTTAATGAAAGTGTTTATACTGGAGACTTTATAGTTAATGAAGTTCTTGATGTTCTCTCTTCGTCAACTTTTAAATTCACTGTTAATTTAGGCGTTGGGACAACAGCACCAACACCAACTGGAACTGCCTTTGCTTATCGTTTGGGTCATGCCTCAAATGTAGGAACAATCACACCAGAGAATGAAAACTTAAATGGTAGAATGATACCAATATATGCGGGTATCACAACCACATTATCTGCCACCATCACCACAGGATCTGCAGATACGATTAATATTTTAAATGTCGGGAATCTTGGTCTTAACATCGGTGATTATTTAATGATTGATGATGAGATTATGAGAGTGAAAGAAAATGACACCACAACTAATCCAATTTCTGTTTTCCGTGGATTATTAGGAACCAAACCAACAGATCATACACAAAACTCTTTAGTTAGAAGGATTTTAGTTAATCCAGTAGAATTTAGAAGACACTCTATCTCTCGTGCTTCTGGTCATACCTTTGAATATGTTGGATTTGGTCCTGGCAACTACTCAACTGCTCTACCAGATAGACACGACCGTGCAATTTCTGCAGCAGAGGAACTATTATCACAATCGACAAAGAGAGAAGGTGGTATTAATTTCTACACAGGCATGAATGATAAGGGTATTTCATACTCTGGAAATAAAAAATTAAGCACAATCACCGGTGTTGAAGAAATTTTTGATACTCCAATTCAAACCATCACCGGTGAAGATATTGGTGTCTTAGCGAATGTTAACGTTGTTAATCCACTGGAGGGTAATTTCTCCCGTTCAATTCGCGTTGAAGGTGGTGATGATAATAATGCTGTGTCTGAGTTCAGTGGACCAATTATTCTAACCAACAAATTCACCTCAACATCAAGTAAGGGTATTGAAGCTAACTTAATGTACCTTCAGGGTGATGCAACAGTTTCTAGAAAATACACTGTTGGTATTGCGACTCCAGTTCTTGCAGGTAATCCAGGAGACATTGTTTATTACACAGATCCATCAAAAGGTGGTTATGTTGGATGGATTTATACCATAGAAAATGATTGGTTCCGTTTCGGTAATGTTAGTCTTTCTAAAGATGCAAATATTGGATTGTTTGATCAAGTTGGAATCGCAACAACTTCACCAGGAACTGCGAAACTTCTGGTTGGATCAGGGACCACACAATTTTCTGTTGATGAAAATGGTGTAGGTATCGGAACCACTGCAAATACCTTCAAACTACACGTTAATGGAAATACAAATATTATTGGAACGTGTTTCGCAACAGCATTCTCTGGTGATGGTAGTGCATTAACAAGTCTTAATGTGAGTGCCACAGGATGGACTCAGATATCTGGAGGAATTTATAACACTAACCTTAATAATGTCGGTGTTGGAACTTCTGTTCCAAGATTTATCTTGGAGGTAGGACCAATTGGATTTGGATCAACTTCATTACACGTCAATGGAACTTCTAAATTTGTTGGATTAGTTACCACTGGTGATGTTTTTGTTGGTGGTGCTCTTACAGCAACGAGTGCATATAATATCAGTAATATCTCATCTGGAGTCATTCGAGCATCATCAATTGGTATCGGAACAACAAATCCACTCACAGCACTACAGATTGGAACTGCGAGTACATTAGGTGTCCCAACGAATGGTTTTGTTTTCGCTGTAACTGGTATTGGATCAGTTGGTATCGGCACCACAGTTCCAAGAGCTCATTTGGATATTGAAGGTCATACTAGACTGAAGACTTATTCTGAAAATGTTGATTTCTTATCAATCACTGCTGGTATTGCAACAGTTGATCTCTCTAGAGCACAATCTTTCATCTGCACTGCCACTGCAAATATCTCTGAGTTTAAACTAATTAACATCCCATCTGGTTCAATAGAGTTCACTTTAAGAATAGATCAAGACAGCACAGGAAGTCGCACTGTTGGAATTGATACATTTAAAACTAGTGCTGGTAGCGCAATTCCTGTTTACTGGCCAGGCGGTGGAGTATTGCCTGTGGTCACGCCAACTGCTAGTAAAACTGATATTTACACATTCAAGACTTTTGATGGATCAAACATTACAAGTTCTGGATTATATGGAGTCGTGGTTGGTCAAAACTTCGGTAACTAAGGTAATATTTCATGAGAAATAGTAAGCAGACGACATTTGATCTTAATGGTCCTATTCTTTCATTTGAAACACAACCAGTGGGAGTTGCTTCTACTGGAGTTGGTATAGGATCAACTGCAACCAGCGGAATTGCTACTTTTATTGGTCTTGCGACAGCGACTTTTACAACGGGGGTCAGCAGTGGATCTCTAACAGCTCCATCTAATCCAGCATCGAACACAGGAATTATTACATATCGTTGGTATGAAGTGGGAGTCGGAGCATTAAGTGATAGCACTTATGTAACAGGGACTGCTACAACAACTCTTACATTATCAAGACTGATCACTCCAACAGATAATCAGAGAAGATTTTATCTGGAGGCAGATTATATTCCTTCTGCCTATCAGACAAGTTCACCAGTAACTGCGGGCACTGCTCGCTCAACTGGAAATGCAATTAATGAACCACTGAGTTCCTCTGTTGGTATTCTCACAGTATTTCCTCTGATTGAGATTATTGCTCAACCGTCTAATGCAACATCCATTATTAGTGAAAATGCTACATTTAATGTGAATGCTGGATTGACTGATAGTTTTTTCGCAGATGATCTAATATATCAGTGGCATTATAATGGATCTCCACTCACTGATGGAACATTAGCAGTTGGTATTAATACAAATATTACTATGTCTGGATCAAGAACAGCGTCTCTCTCTATTAGAGCAGATAATGTAGTTGGACTTGCTACTGTTTTTTGCAAAATTACTTCTACAACTGCTATAAACTCTCCACTTTCAAGTAATATAGTAGAGTTTAAAGTTATTTCATCAGCAACAAGATCACTGGTAAATTTCGAGCAAATTGGATCTACAAATACAGCATCATTAAGTACAGTTGATTTACAAAGTGGCGAATATACAATTAATCAACCAGCAGCATCTGCGAATATTAGTCAAATCGTTTTTTATGCACTAGAGAGAGACATTAATATAGAAATGGATCTTTATGGCGGTAGGGGAACAATTAATGGATCAAATTCTGGCGGAGAGGGAGGATTTTCTAGAATTAGATTTACAATGACAAGAAACACCGAGTATGTTATTGCTGGTCTTACCAATATTATTAACACGCCGTTTATATATCGAAAGGGACAACTTATCGCTTGTGTTGGAAAAGGTGGAAATGCAGGGACTTCTGGTAGAGGTGGATTTGGTGGAGGTATTGGTATCGCAGGAAACGCTGGATTTGGTAGAGACGCTGGTGCAGGTGGTAGTTTAGTTGCGGCAGGAAGTCTTGGTGGAAATGGAATCTTTGGATCACTAACATCACTTGTTCCAACCGCACCGGACACAAAAGCGACTGATCCAGACGGAGGAAGAGCACTTAAATGTACGAAAGGAGTTTATTGGAGGGATCAAGGAGTTTCTGCCTGCGCTGATGTGGGAACTGGTAAATTTAGATTAAGTGGTGGAGCGGAAGTTACAAATACTGCATCCATAGCAAGAGGATATAAGGCAGGATATGATATTATCCAAACTGCAGGAAGAGGTTCCAGCAATGGTGGAGCAGGTGGACACGGAGCTGCAGGTGGCGCAGGTGGTGTGAATGGATCTGGTGGTGGCGGGGGTTCAGGATACACTGATGGTTCTGTTACGGTAGTTAATACTCAACTTGGAGGAAACACAGGAGAGGCAAGAGTTGTTATTCGTATAGTAAGTTGATAAATAGTTAAAAATCAACGGGGGAGAGTGAACCCGAATGGCTGTCAATAAGAACTTTGTAGTCAAGCACGGATTAGAAGTTGATACTAATCTTATCGTTGCGAACGCTGATACGAACAGAGTTGGCGTTGGCACCTCTGTTCCTCAATATACGCTTCATGTTTTTGAGGGAACTGGAATTGGTGCTACCAGCAT